TAATAAATTAGGATCCGTTATGAAAGCAGCAACACCAATAGCAACTGCAAGACCAGTAAAAGCAGCACCATCAGCACCAGTAAAAGCAGCACCATCAGCACCAGTAAAAGCACCTTCAGCACCAACAGCCTCAAAAAATAAATAGTTAATTCTAAAATTTTTATAATGTATTAAAGTAAAAATTTTAGAATTAAAACGATGATCCAAATGAACCTCCTAAAGCACCATTGGCAGCCATAGGCTCCATTGTTTCCATAAATGCGTTTTGCATAGCTTGGCCTTGATAATTAGTTCCTCCATTCATCATATTAGGGAGTGCATCAATCATAGATATATTATTTTGAGCAGGCAATTGATTAGCCCGAGGAGCCATTAAAGTATTGTCTAGTGTGTCCGCTCTGCTAACTTGATGAATTCCGGGTGTAGCAATACCTTGCTGCACTTTTGCATTTCCATGATTACTTGCACCAACAAGTGGGCTTTTACCATTCCATAATTCCATTGCTCTACTATAGAGAATATTGATTTTTGCTCCTAATTTTGTTTGCATAGTTATAATTAATATCAATGTAGGAATAATGAAACTTATTTCATTAAATTTGGAATATGGTACCTTACTGTATGTAGGAAAATAGCGGGTAATCTTATCAATAAAAAATATTGCTATAAATAATATACCTAATTGAAGTATTATTTCAAATAATAATTCTAAATTATCCTTTTTATCATTGTCTTCGGGAATATATTCTTTTACAAATTTTAATAATAATATAACGGGAATTAGAGAGAATATGAGATATTGTAACATATTAAATAAAACCGCTTTGTTATCACTATCAAAGTTAAAAACATAATAGAAGAAACCGGATGGACTAAGTCTATTACTGCTTCCACCGGTCATTAACATTTGATTATCCATAGGCTCCATAAATATTATTATATATATAATTTAAAAAAAATAATATTATTTCTAAATAATGTTATTTCTAAATAACATAAAACATTTAAATAAATAAGATAATATGTTTATTATTTAAATTTAATATGTTTTTATAATTATATATGGATTGTTACTCGTATAAAGTAATAAATAAGAGTGAAAGACCCGTTCTTAGTAATGTTGATGTAGTTCTTATATTAACAATGGAAGACATCAATAGATTTAATGAAGATCCGTTTTTATTAAATCTTGCCAAAAAAACAATAATTCAATATAATAAGGGATTTAAAAAGTGTAATAAACCTTCAACAATTATAAGTTCTAAACAAGATATAGTCCACGCATATTATACTGCTTTTGAATATTTGAAAAATTATAATAATGTAATAATATTAGAAGATGATGCATTGGTAGTAAATAAAGATATATTAATTTATGATAAAATCGATAAATTTATTGTTACAACAAATTTCAATATTTTCACGTTTGGGTCATTTGGACTATTTTCAAATTATAATGAAGATTTTTTGAAACTAGACCATTATTATTTTGGTTCAGCTCAAGCAATTATATATTCACGTAATGCAAGAAGTAAATTAATTGAAGACATTAGCTTATCAAATTTTAATAAAGGCCATATAGATATTACATATATTGGAAACTTAACTAACAAATTCACTTATAAATATCCGCTTATTGTTCAGTTATTTCCTAAAACTGAAAATAAAAATTCATGGTTTTCTAATGTTTTTATATTATATAGTGTTAGATTAATAATAGCAATATTAAAATTAGATACAAATACACATGGTTGGTTCTTATATTATTCAATATTTAGAAATTATATATTAATAGTAAAAAGTTTATTGTTAATAATAATTAGTACGTTTTATTTTAACATATATAATGTTAAATTAGTTAAAACTAATATTGTTTAATATATTTAATATAAAATAATAAATTTTATATGAAAGTATTAAACCCTATAGAGACTAAAGAAAACATTAAGGAAGACATTAAGGAAAACATTAAAGAAAACATTAAAGAAGACATTAAAGAAGACATTAAGATAGAGACAAAAGCAGAGACTAAACTAAATACTAAAGAAGAGACTAAAGTAGATACAAAAGAAGAGACTAAAGAAGACAACAAGATAGAGACTAAAGTAGATACAAAAGAAGAGACTAAAGAAGACAACAAGATAGAGACTAAAGAAGACGTTAAAGAAATAAATTCAAATAAAAAGGTTGACTATCCATATTATAGGAAATTTATAAGACTAATTAAACCTATATGTTTTCAAACATTAATTATGATAATAGTGCTATTATTATATATCAATTTATACAGTGGTCATGTTTATGATTTCATAATATACTTTTGTTTTGGTCTACTTATTGCAGTAATGTTTATTGCTACATTTATGCTGATTACAAAGTATAATTTAATATCAAATAAAAATCATATTATAAAATTAAATCGGCATAAATATTTATTAAATTTTTGTAATAAATTTTTAGATTTAAGTGATGAAACTACCGTTAAATGTATTGCATTTTGCAGTATCACCGGTCATATAATATTGCCAATAATTGCATTTATTTATGTTAGAAAATATATCAAACGTGCTAAGAAAACAAATAATGCTTTCTTAATCTCATTTATATTATTTTGTATATGGGGGATTTATAACATATATTTTGTTGATATTATAAAACTATATAATAAAGGATTAAAAACAACCGAAACAGAAAGTACTACAGCAATAATTTCAATAACAATAACATATAGTGGCTTATTATATTACTTTGAAACAATAAAAAATGAAAAAGCCGATTTATTAAGTAAATTAATAAATAAATAATATTTAAATATACTTTAATATAATATATTAAAGTATAGTTAAATGTTAAAACGGTGTTGTGATGCAAATAAGTATAGACATAACAAATATAATGAAGAAAATCAATATTTAAATTTATTAGATGATATATTAGCAACGCAAAACAATCAAGAAGGTAGAAATGGAAAAACATTATCTATATTCGGTTCAACAATGCATTTCACATTAGAGCATAATAAAATTCCTATTATGACCACAAAAAAGGTAGCATGGAAAACATGTTTACGTGAATTATTATGGTTTATTAAAGGAGATACAAACAACAAGCATTTAAAGGAGAAAAATGTCCACATATGGGATGAAAATGGTTCTCGCCAGTTTTTAGATGGGCGTGGTCTAACTAAGTTTATGGAAGACGATTTGGGTCCAATATACGGCTTTCAATGGCGTCATTACAATGCAAAATATATTGATTGTAATAGCGACTATAGCAATAAGGGTATTGACCAGTTAAAAGAGGTTATTGAGTGTTTAAAAGATCCAGAAAAACGGAATTCGCGAAGAATGATTATTACTGCATGGAACCCGTGCCAACTTGATATTATGGCATTACCGCCGTGTCATATTTTTATGCAATTTAATGTAACAAATAATAATAAATTAAGCTGTGCCATGTATCAGCGCTCCAACGATGAGGCATGTGGAACATGTTTCAATATTGCATCATATTGTTTTTTAACTCACTTATTAGCAAAGCATTGTGATCTTGAGCCTTATGAATTTTTATATTATAAGGGTAATTGCCATATATATGAGGAGCATATTGACAACATTAAAATACAGCTACAACGTGAGCCTTTTGAATTTCCTACATTAGAAATTATAAATAAGCGTGAGCATATTGAAGATTATGTAGAAACCGATTTTGTTGTTACTAATTATAAGCATCATGATGCTATAAAATATATTATGAAACCATAATAGCAAAATAGCTATTATACAAACAAATAACTTATATTATTAAATAATATAATAATAATATAATAATATTATAATATAATATAATATAATAATATAATAATAATATGGTTTAAAAAATAGACATTACTATATTGTAAATATGTCAACATCCGCTTTAGCATCCGCGCGAAGAAGGCGAGCAACAAATGAAACCCAAGTAGCACCAGTTAGTAATAATGTACCTACTAATGGTTCAGCTGCTAGACCAGGTCAAGTGGCTAGTCCAAGAGAACAAGGCCAAAATCAAACATTAACGCCTTTACAAATATTACAAATTCATGATATAAAATTAAAAGAATTAGAGACGTTGGTTATGGATTTTACAGATGAAGATGCATTATCGAAGTTTGTAGATGAAAAATTTGATAGTTTGTTACTTTCTAAAAACGGGACGCCTAATAATCAAAGCCAAAGCCAAAGCCAAAGCCAAAGCATGTCATTGTATGAGGAAAAATTACAAATGTTTGAGAAGCATTTAGAACAAAAAATAGAATTGCAAAATAATAAAATAGATGAGTTTAAGGTAGCAATTAGAGAATTAATAAATAATATTAAGGAAGACAACAATAATATAATGAAATATATTAATAGTAATATTCAAAATCAAATAACAAGTAATAATAATTTATTAAATGATAAACTAGGACAAAATTGTGAAAAAATGAATAATTTTGATAATATATTGAGAGAATTTAACGAGTTAAAACTATTAGTGATCAAATCTCAAACTATGTCTTTAGAAATGTCAAATAGTGTTAATAAGCTATACGAGCAGTGTAATTATAATAGCACAAAAGCAAAGGCTATCGAAGAAGATGTTGCATTATTACATAATAAAAAGCATACTAATAGTAGCAATATTATGCTACAATCATTATTAAACGGATCACTGTTTAATTCTGGAGAGTTAAAGCCTTTTGCTTTTAATGTTGATGGTCTAGATTGTGGTGATTGTGGCAATTGTGACAATTGTGGTGATGTTGACGGAGAAAACACTGATTTAGATGAAATTAAGAAATTAAATATTGATTTCAACAATAATGAGTTATTATTAAGTGAAGAGCAAATAGAAGATTTATTAAACATAACACCCGCTAATTCGAATATTAGTATTCATGAAATAATTACAAACGATGAAACAACAATTAAAGTAGAAGAGCCGGTTCCAGAAGCGCCACAAACCGAGGAGCCAGTACCTGAAGAGCCATTACAAGAAGAGCCACAAACCGAGGAGCCGGTACCTGAAGCGCCAGTGCAAGAAGCGCCAGTACCAGAAGAACCAGTACAAGAAGAGCCAGTAACATAATAAACAAAGCCATAATAAAAATTAATATTATTTATTTATTTTTATGTTAAAATAAAATAAATAATATGTAATTAATCAATAATAGTAATGCTAATAATAATAAATTTATTAATATGTTGTGTTGTGTTGTATATATACATACATATATATAAACATAATAAAACAAGCAATTATTTAGAATTATATGAGATGGAAAACCTATCAAAAGAAAAATTGGAAGACGTAATAGAATTTAAACAGCCTTTACTATTGAATAATTATTATTTAGCCAAAAATATTAGCATGAAACATATGGATCATAATTATATGTTATTTAATGTAAATTTATATAAAAATAACAGCAATAATTTATGCAAGATAACTTTGCAGGATTATTACAATATTATAAGTAATAATAACACTACAAATTTTTTGAGTTACAATAATGAAGAATTTTTACAAGAAACAGTAATCGACAAAATATTGCGCAATAATGATATATTTTTTAGACCACCTAATGTGTGTAGTAAAAATTATGACATTATTATGGGAGCAAAAAATAATAATACAAGATTAAAATACAGCATACACAATCGTAATTTATTATATGTATCAAGCGGACTAATAGAGGTAACATTATGTCCACCAAAATATTATAAAAATTTGCATGTTAAAAAGAATTATGAAACCATGGAGTTTTACTCACAAATAGATATTTATAATGTAGAAAGCATTTATAAGAATGATTTCAACAAAATCAAATTTTTAAGACTAACTTTAGGGTTAGGACAAGTCCTTGTAATACCGCCTTATTGGTTTTATAGCATTAAATTTTTAGAAAAACATTCATTTGTTTTTTTAAATACTTATAATACCTATATAAATATGATTTCTATATTACCTTATTTATTTATGCAAATATTGCAACTAGGTAATATCAAATTAAATGTAATAAAAAATAATTATTGCAAAGGGCAGCATGAAGAAAAAGAACTTAAAGAAGAAAGCATAGAAAAAGAACTTAAAGAAGAAAGCAATACAAAAGAACTTAAAGAAGAACCAATAGAAAAAGAACTTAAAGAAGAAAGCATAGAAAAAGAACTTAAAGAAAAAGAAGAAAGCAAAGAATAATAATATTTTTATCTAAACATAAACATAAAAATATAATAATAAACAAGTCTAATATTTTAGTTAGTCTTATATGTTGTTAAATAAATATAAAATAGTTTCAAATATATCCAATGGTGAATTTGGAGTAGTTTTAAAAGTAGCATATAATGACAAATTTTATGCACTTAAATATGGACCTAAAGACTTAATCAAATATGAAATACAAATATACAAACAACTGCGATCAGTTGCCAATATTTCACCATTACATGATGTATTTGAGCACAATAATGAACTATGTATGGTACTAGATTTATATGCCATGAATTTAGTAGATTATAAAGTAAAATGCTATAATAGTGAAAATTATTTTGAGAGAACTATAAATATTATAAAAGAATTAATAATTATAATTAAATCACTTCATGAAAATAATATAGTGCATAGAGATCTAAAACCAACTAATGTATGTTTGGATAATAATTATAAGTTATATTTAATTGATTTTGGTATTTCTAAAATATATAGGCACAACAACATTCACAATAAAGAAACACAAATAAAATCAGTAATAGGATCTATAAATTTTTCAAGTTTAAATATTTTAAATTTAATAGAGCCCTCTCGTAGAGACGATATAGAAGCATTATTATTTATTTTATTTTACTTATTAATAAACAACGCTAATTATGTTAGATATGACAAATTAAGCGCACATGAGAAGAAAAATATAGTTAGTTTACTAATATTTTTACAGGATAACACTAATAGTATACTTAATAATAAAACTATAAATTATAGTTTAATCGAAAAACTGTTCAATTATGTAAGACGACTAAAATATGATCAGGCCCCAAAATACGACTATATTACAACATTAATAAATGAAAGTTTTGTAACAAATTAACTACTCAAAAATACATAAGTAGATTGTAATATTTTATTGACTTCATCATAAACATCATCATTTTCTATGTTGGGAAGAAAGTTTATTGAATTAAAAATGGATATAGAAATATAGGAAGGTATATATGTCATAGTAGTTGGAAAATTATCCGAATTTAGTATTAATAAAAAAATATAGCATATATTTTTAAAATAATAAGTATAATAGTTTTTCCATCTACAATTAATATATTTATTATGTTTTATTAAAAAGTTTAATATATTTTCTAATTCAATAAGCGTTATAACATTACATCTAATATTTGAAAAATTGTTGATCTTATAGGCTTTATTATATAAACATTTGTGTACGTAATGCGCTCTATTTATTTTAGTATTGTTACTGTTATTGCTATTATTGCTATTATTGCTATTATTGCTATTATTGCTATTATTGCTATTGATTTGCAATATATTAATTTGTAAATCGCGTGGTAATCTATTAAATATATTTCTTAAATAACGTCTTATTTTATAACCCCTATACACTTTTTGGATTATAATCATTTTAGTATTATATAATAATTTGGCATGATTTATGCATAATAAATTATTGGATAATAAATATAACGGCTCTTTATATTTTTTACATTTAATGCATATCATTTTAATAAAGCTATATATAATAACACTAATATATAGTGTATATATTAATATATTTAATATTTTATTACTTATTATTTTATTACTTATTATTTTATTACTTATTTTATTATATAAATTATATAAAAAAATAATATAAAGATGTTGCTTTAATATAATATATAAAATGTCACAGGCCGATACTGCCACCAACCAATATGTAGGAAAAGTAAAATGGTTCAACAACAAATCAGGCTACGGATTTATTACATTCTTGAATGGTGGAGATGATCATAAAGGTAAAGATATTTTTGCACATCATTCATCTTTAAATGTTAAGGAAGAATTATATAAATATTTGGTTCAAGGTGAGTATATTGAATTCAATATTCAGAAAATGGAGACAGGAGCGCATGAATACCAGGCAATAAATATTAAGGGTATTTGCCAAAATGATCTAATGTGTGAAACTCGTCATAAAAATAGGGACATGTCCAAGAATTCCGAGTTTATTACAGTTAAATCGCACAATAACTCAAAAGGACCTAGACCGCCATATAAGCCACAAACGCATACATAAATAATTTTTAATTTTTATTATATGGAGAAATATATATGAAACCCATTACTAAAATAGCAAGAGCAAATGAGCTATAAAGTATTTTTAATATACATATGGATCTTCTTTGTGTATATGGTATTATTTGACTGTTATTACCACTTATATCAATAATAAAAATGTTTGTGTTGCTTATAGTGCTTATAGTGCTTATAGTGCTTATATTGTTTATATTGCCATTTATTATTTCATATATTTCATCACTATTACAAGAATAAAGTGATATAATATTTTTTATTGCATTATTGTCTTGATTACAAATAAAGCATTTATGAATGTTTTTATTATCAATGTTTTTAACAATCCAAGAGTTTAAACAAAGTATATGAGCGCTATTATTACAACAATTAAATTTACAATAGTCATTGCAAGAAATTTCATCAAGACAAATAATGCATTCCATATTATATAATATATAATATATAATATATAATATATAATATATAATATATAATATATTATATATTATATATTATTTAATATATTACAAAATATATATGTAAAAAAATAAATGTTAAAAAAAATAATAATAAATTTATGACTAATTATATTTTATTGATATGCTTTAAATTCTTCACCATTCCATGGGCTAATAATTAGCTTATTTTCATGTAAGTAAATCATAAGAACTTGCTTTGTTTTATCTTTATCTCTAATATTTGTAAGTCCCGAAAACGCATTTGGACGGAGCATTGAGAGTAATCCGTATTTTTCTTCTTTGCTGGCATCATCAATATTCCATAAATGCAGTTTATATTTCTTATAATTAGTGACTACTTCTTGATCGTATTTATTAATTAAATCAAATATGCATTTCTTGTTAAATTTGCTCTTTTCTTCATCGCTAATATTAATTACTAATATAGGCATTTGGCCTTTTTGGCGAATAATAGGAAGCTCTTTTGCTTCCAAATTACCAACATTTGTTTCGGAAAATATAGTATCTTCCTTGTGTACAACACCATTTTTCATTGTAAAACCTGCAGTCTTGTATGAATTAAACCCCAAATGATCAATATAAGTTTTTTCATATTCTTCAACTGCTTTAATAGATGTTCTATGAGGTCCTGTTTTATGTCCTTTTTCAATAATATCACGCCAATAACCCGTCATGCGTCCTGTTAACCCTTGAATTTGGACATTATAATCAACATTAGGTGTATAATATTCGTGAGTGGCTCCAATACGAAGCTTCCATCGATTTGGAATAAGATTTGCTCTGCGAAAGAAGCCTTTTACACCAAGAACAATATGCTGTTTTAAGGGTTCTTTGAA